ACCGACTGCATCGGCGGCGGGAAAAGCCTCAAGAGCCATACCCACACAAGCGCCGCACCTGGCAGCCCGACCTCTCCCCCAAACTAACCCGGAGGTGATTTTTTGTTCATCGGAACCTTTGGAAGAAAGATCATCTTTCAGGTCAGCGACCGGGCCGTCTTTACCTTCCAGAACGCCACCCGGGAAAGCTCCGGGCGCTGGACGACCCACGAAGGACTCAACAGCAAACCGACCCCTGAATTCCTGGGCGCAGACCTCAAAAAGGGAACACTAGAAATTCACCTCTCTGCCGCCCTCGGAGTGCGCCCCCGAAAAGTTCTTGATCTGCTGGCCCGCATGGCCGAAACCGGCGAAGTTCAGTATTTGGTGATTGGCTTCCGACCTTTCGGGAGGAACCCCTTCCAGGTCACGAAGGTAAGCGAGGCCTGGGGCACCGTACTGCGACATGGCGAGCTGGCAAAGGCCACGGTCAACCTTGACCTTGAAGAATACCCGATGGAGGACACCACATAATGGAAACCACCGCAGTTTACATCGGGGATGAACCCCTGGAAGGAGTAGACGAGCAGGTCGAAACGCTGCTCTCTACCGTTGCCGGGACCATCCCATTAGACCGCGGGCTCGGCATAGACGATAGCTTCATCGACAAGCCCACAGAGGCCGCCCAGAGCTTGTACGTTGCTGAGGTCGCCGAAAAGATTCCTCGCTACATTCCCACCCTTTCCGTTGACAGCGTGAACTTCACCGCAGCAGCCAACGATGGAAAGGTGACCGCAAAGGTGGTGCTTACCAATGCCTGATATTTCCACCATTAAAGACCTGCCCGACATTTCGTTCATTGAGTATAAAACCGTGGACGATGTGAAAACGAGCATGGTCGCAGACTACGAAGCGTATATGACCGAGGCCACCGGGAAGCCCTACACGCTGCCCAGGGTCTCCCGAGACCGTTTCAAACTCTACGCCGCCGCAGCCCAAATCTACCAGGCTATGAAGTACGTTGACATCAAGGGCAAGATGGACACCGTGAAGTATAGCGTTGGTGATTTTCTGGATTTGCTCGGAGCCTTCCGCTGCGGAGCTACCCGGAACCAGGCCGCTGCAGCCGTTACGACTATCCGCTTCACCCTCTCAGCTGCCAGGGCGTCCGTTACGGCTGTCCCGCAAGGCACCCGCATTGCGGCTGGTCAGCTTTTCTTTGCAACCTCGGCCTATGCCGAGATTCCCGCAGGCGACCTGACTGCCGACATTCCCGCAACGTGCATGACCGCAGGCGAAACCGGCAACGGCTTATCCCCCGGCGAACTTAAAACGCTGGTCGACCCGGTTCCCTACGTCCAGAGCGTAGAAAATACCTCGACTTCCAGCGGCGGCGCAGACAGGGAGAGCGACGAGAGCTTCGCGGCCCGCATCTTCATTGCGCCCGGCAAATACTCCACCGCAGGCAGTCGGAACGGCTACGAGTACCATGTGCAGGATTACAGTTCTGCCATCGGCGGCGTTCACGTTTCGAGCGACCAGGCCGCCGGAACCGTTGACATTGTTTTTGTCATGGCAGACGGCTCCCTCCCGAGCGCAGAAATGATTTCCGCCATGAGCCAGCACATGAGCGCAGAAACCCTCCGCCCGATGAACGACCTTGTGACCGTTCGCGCCCCTGCAGAGGTAAAGTATACCGTTTCCCTCACCTACTACATCAACCAAAGCGATAACAACCGGGCTGCGGCGATTCAGCAAGCGGTCTCCGCAGCGGTTGACAGCTACATTGCCTGGCAGCGGAAAATCGGGCGAGACATCAACCCCTCCAAGCTTCTGGCTCTCGTAATGGGCGCCGGGGCAAAGCGGGCGCAGATCACCGCCCCGATATTCACCGCCATCCCGGCGGACAATATCGCCGCCATTGACGGCACCGCCTCGATCACATACGGAGGCCTTGAGGATGACTGAACTTAAAGACAGCCGCTTCACGGAACTGCTCCCGAGCGACCTGAAGAACGACACGGAAACCCAGGCGTTTGCTTATGCCGTCAGCAGGCAGGTGCAGCAGGTCATCCGCTTCGCCGACGCCGCCTGCATCTATATTGCGATTGACGGCGTCCCGGAACCTGTTCTCGACCTTCTCGCTGTGGAGCTTCGCACCCCGGTCTATAAGCAGACATACAGCGTCGCCATCAAGCGGGCACTGGTAAAGGAAAGCCTCATTTTCTACGACCAAATGGGGACCCCGGCTGCGGTCAATCGCATCATTGAGGCGGTATTTGGTGTGGGGCAAATTGAAGAGTGGTGGGAGTACGACGGAAACCCTCACCATTTTCGAGCCACAGTGGGAGGAATCTACCCGACAGCAAAAAACATTGCAGATTTTAAGGAAGCAGTTCAGTCCGTAAAACGACTTTCGAGTTGGCTCGACGAGATCACCTATCTTTCTGAGGCTCCAAAATGTACCGCTTATATCGCCGCCGCCCCCTGCGGAGTATCCCTTACCATGACCGCCAAGGTGAGAGGCAAGATCAAGCCGCAAACCGGCAATGTGACGGCGTTTGCCGGAGCAGTACCCGCAAGCATATACATCAAAAATACTGTCAAAGTGGCAGGATCGGAGGAATGAAAATGAGCTGGAATTCTTCGGCATACACGACACTCGGCTCGTCCATGCTGACGGAGGCTTTATCCGGAAAGCGCATGACCTTCACAAGAGCAGTCGGCGGCGCTGGCACTGTACAGGCGTCAGAGCTTCCCAACGCTACCGAGGTCGCCGACCAGAAGCAGTCACTCATCCTTGCCAGCAGCGAAATGACCGGCGAGGGCGATGATGCTGCGTACAAAATCAAGATTCAGATCAGCAACAATGGACTCCAGCAGGGCTATACCTTGCACCAGATCGGTATTTATGCCAAGCTGGATGATAGCGACAGCGATGCCCTGGCGGTCATTTTTCAGGATGATCACGGCTTCGAGATCCAGCCTGAGGTCGCCATGAACAACTTCTTGATGGAGTTTTTCGGGGTTCTCGCAATTTCCAATACGGCGCAGATCTATCTGACCGCAGACCCTAACACCATTGCCACCGAAAAGTGGGTCAGAGAAATTCTCGCAAAACACGACAAAGACCCTAACGCTCATGTTGACGTAATCTCCGCCGCCCTGTCCGCAGCCATCAAGAAGCTGGAGGACAGCGGCCAGATTATGGACGAGGAGGCCGCCAAGAAGTTCGTCCGCGAAATGCTCGATCAGTACGGAGCGGCCAAAGACATCTCCTTCGAGGACACCTACGAAACGGGAGCATCTAACCTTCAGGAGGCGCTGAACAAGGTGCTGGGCAATACGCTGCCGAAGCTCACCGTCACCACGACCGCAGGCAGCGCCCTGACCCTGACCGACGGCCAGAGCACCATCACCGGCACGGCGACTGGTGGCAGCTTCACCACCACGCTGCCCCGGCTGGGCGAGTGGACGGTCACGGCATCACTGGCCGGTCTGACCACCGATGACACCATCACGGTAGATGTCGTGGGCGGTAAATACACGCTGACGCTGCCTTACTTTGCGGCCACGCTGAATGTGACCACTGCCCCGGACGCGGTGGTTACGGCAACTCTGTCCACCGGAAAGGCATATACCGCAACAGCGGACAGCAGCGGAAACGCCTCGGTGCGCATCAAGCGTTCCGGCACTTATACCGTGCAGGCATCCAAGGGGAGTGCCGCCAGCGACACCGCAGAGGTGGAAATCTTGGAGAATGGAGAAACGTACACTGCAACTGCACGTTTTTGCACTCTGACCCTGACCGCCCCGGTGGGAAGTACACTGACAGCCACCTGCGGCGACAACACTATGACCGCCACGGTCACCGGTGATGCAGGAACCGGAACTGTCAAGCTGTACCCTCCGGTCCTTGGCACATGGAGTATCACTGCCGCCAAGGATGATGAGACCACCACCGAAACTGTAGCGGCCACCGCATATAAAGACTATGCGGTAGAGCTTGCCTATGTCCACATCTACGGCGCAAGCTGGGACGGCACCAGCACGACCCGATGGAGCCGCACGGATGAAGCAGCGGAGTTTACCGATCCCGTGCCGTATGTTGCGGGCGCAAGCAGCTATGGCAGCCCTTTCGACAACTTACAGCCCTGGGCGGGCATGGTAAAGAGTGAGCGCACCGGCGGCACGATGGTGGCTATCCCCAAGTTCTGGTATCTGCTGGAGCAGTCCGGTTCCGGCATGAGCATCAAGATCGCAGACCGCAAGGTGGCGGGTTACTCCGTTTCTCCCGCCCACATGGACAGAGGCGACGGTCACGGCGAGCGGGATGTGGTGTACATCGGCAGATACCACT